TATGCCACTTACGAAAATTAAGTTTGCTCCTGGAATTGATAAACAAGATACATCAGTTGGAGCAGAGGGTCGTTGGGTAGACTCAGATAATGTAAGATTTAGATATGGCCTGCCAGAAAAAGTAGGTGGGTGGCAATCTCTTTTAACAGATACAATCGTAGGTGTAGCAAGAAAACAACATGCTTTTGTTGATACAGATGGTAATAGATATGTTGCACTGGGCACAGATAAATTTTTACTTATATACTTTGAAGGACAACTTTTTGATGTTACCCCACTACAAACCAAAGTAACTAGTGTGGTAATGTCCGCTTCAGATGCCTCACAAGAAGTTTCATTAACTTTTGCTGCTGACCATAATTTAGAAAGTGGAGATATAATTTTATTAAGTAATGTAACTGTGCCAGCTGGTATAGGTTTAACTGATGCTGCTTTTGAAGGTAAACTATTTCAAGTAACCAGAGTAACATCAAATTTAATTGCAATAATAACTGGTACACAAACAACAACAGGAGCTGCTGGTGGTGGTAGTTGTGATGTGACTCCATATGAAAAAATAGGACCTGCAGCACAATCATATGGTTATGGGTTTGGTATAGGTAATTACGGTGGTACAGTAACAGGCGCTGCAACTACAACTTTAAACGGATCGTTGAACGCGGACACTGCAGGTACTGGTGGATCGGGGACCGCGGTTACAGTTGTATCTACAACTGGTTTTGCAAGCTCAGGAACAATTGCGATTGCTAATGAATTAATTACATATACATCTAAAAGTTCTACACAATTTTTAGGTATCACTAGAGGTACAAACGGAACGGCAACACCTGGCACATCAAACGGACAGGCACACAGCAGTAGTGATACAGTGACAGACGCAAGTTTATTTTCAGGTTATGGTAGTGCAGTGCAAGCATCTACTGTGACTCTTGAACCAGGACTTTGGTCTTTAAGTAATTTTGGTGAAGTGTTAGTTGCAACAATCGCAAACGGTAAAACATTTACATGGAATGCAGGAGCTGCAAATCCAACAGGCAATAGAGCTGCTACAAACACATCTGGATTTGAAACAACAAATAATCCAACTGCAACTCGAGTTACTCTAATATCACCAACAACACGACACTTAATTCATTTTGGAACAGAAGTAACAATAGGTACACCAACAACACAAGATGATATGTTTATAAGATTTTCTGTTGATGAAGATATAAATGAATATACGCCTCAAGCTACAAACACAGCAGGCACACAAAGATTACAAGATGGCACAAAAATTATGGGTGCACTAAAAGCAAAAGAAAATATTTTAGTATGGACTGACAATGCATTATACGCAATGAAGTTTGTAGGTGCACCGTTTACATTTGGTTTTGAAGAGGTGGGCACAAACTGTGGACTCATTGGTAAAAACGCAGCTATTGAAATAGATGGAGTTGCGTATTGGATGTCACCAAATGGATTTTTTTCTTTTGATGGTACAGTTAATACACTACCATGTTCTGTAGAAGATTATGTTTATGATGATGTTGATACAACAAAAGGGCAACAAATTTGTGCAGGTATAAACAATCTATTTACAGAAGTTATTTGGTGGTACCCAACTGCTAATTCTACATTTAATGATAGATATGTGGTTTATAATTATGGAGAAGATAATGCTAATTTACCTATGGGTAATTGGTATACAGGTACAAATACAAATTCTATAAGAACTACTTGGATAGACTCACTTGTATATCCTAAACCATATGCAACTGCATACAACAGTTCTAATTCAGGAACTTTTCCAGAAGTCATTGGTGAAAGCGGTTTGGGACAGACTGTATTTTTTGAACATGAAATAGGAACTGATCAAATTAATCCTGATGGTAGTACAACAGCTCTAACATCTTTTGTTGAGTCTTTTAGTTTTTCTCTACAAAAAGATCAAAGTGAAATATTTTTAGCAATGCGTAGATTTTTACCAAACTTTAAAGTGTTAACAGGTAATAATCAAGTAACCATATCTGTAAAAGATTTTCCAGCTGATGATAGCACAGCTACAAATTTAAGTCCTTTTACAATTACATCTAGGACAACTAAAGTTGACACTAGAGCAAGAGGACGTTATGCAAATATTAAAATAGAAAACACGGGGTCTGGAGAATCGTGGAGATTTGGTACGTTTCAAGTAGACCTACAACCAGACGGAAGGAGAGGATAATGGCAAAGATAGTGGTCAGACTACCAGAACCTAAAAAAGAATACACAGAAGATAATCAAAGACAAATAAATAGAGCATTATCTATATTAATAGAACAATTAAACTCAACATACTTAACACAACAAAAAGAAGACCAAGAACGATTTACTTGGTTAGGATTAGGATAGTGGCAAATATATATAAAAATGATAAAGTAAGTTTAACAACTACAGATGTTACGACTCTATATACAGTGCCATCTAATTCACGTGCTATTGTTAAATCTCTTTTGGTTGTAGAGGATGCGTCTGGGTCAGCGGTTGTTAAAGTAACATTAACTAACGCATCAGGCACAGCTTTTGTAATAGATAACGATGTTAGTTTAACATCAGGTCAAAAAGAACAAGTATTAAGTGAGCCTTTAATTATGTTAGAAAGTGAGATATTAAAGGTACAAGCAACTAGCGGTAATGTAGACGTTATTGCATCTATATTAGAAATTAACAGGGAGGACAGATAATGCCATTTGTAGAGCAAGAAGAAAGCTATGAAGATCAAATAGTAGATGGTAAAACAGTAAAAGTATATAAACCAAGAGTCGAAGTAACTATAAAACACCTCAAAACAGGCAGAGAATACCTGTCTGACAAGGAGGCAGAGGACGATGTAAACAGCCCGATAACAGATACCAAGCAGGAGGACATATCGAGAAATGTCAATGTTGTTGTGGGACCATCAGCTTTTGGTAATAAAACTAACATATAGGATCGTTGACGATTGAGTAAAAAACAAGTAAATTGGTAGAATTATGGGAATTAGAGATTTTTTATCAGATTTAAATGAAGATCGTAAAAGAGCACAACGAAAACTTAAAGACGAGTTTTTAGGTTTTACCAGCAGTGCAAGTAGAAAGCTTATACCTAGAGAGTTAAGACCAGCTTTACCATTTTTATCAGCAGCAGTGCCTTTTATGGTGCCAGCTAGTGGTATTTTTGCAGGGCCTCTTGGTCGAGCTCTTTTATCATCAGGATCAAATCTATTAGCTCAAGGATTATCAGATCCAGAGGCAGAAGATTTAAATTTATTATCAGCTGCAATCGCTGGTGCAACCGGAGCATTAAGTTCACCAGAAGTATCTGGTAGCATGAGATCTGGTATTGAAACAGGTGGTGCAGGAACAACAGCTAGAGAAGCAGGCATCATGGCTCAATCAGGTGTTCAACCTCCACCAGTAGGATTTATGCAAGGTGCAGAAAATATTGGTAGAGAAGGCATAGCAAGTTTATCTGATGTTGTAACAGGAACTGGAGAAACATTTAGAAAATTTGGTAGAGATCCAGGAGCTTTATTTACAAAAGCAGGAGCAAAAGAATTAGGTAAAGCAATTGCAATACCAGCAGCACAAGGTACAGGAGATTTTGCTTATACAGAAGCAAACAAAGCACTAAGAGCATTTAATGCTTTTGAGGCAGAAGAAATGGCAAGAGCAGGAGCAGACATGGAGGCAATTGCAGATGCTAGAAGAGCTGCAATTAGAGAGGCTATGCAAGTTAGTGATTTTACAGAAGATGAAATTATGGAAACACTAGGAGAATTAGGATTAAAAGATGGTGGTAGAGTTGGATACGCTAAAGGTAAATTAGTAAAAGAAGGATTAGGTGCATTAAAATTATTTAGAAGACCAAAATTTGCTAGTAGTGATGAAGCTAAAATGACTTTGGATCTTGTGAAAACAGGTAGATATACAGAAGATCAATTATTAGAATTAGATGGAGATCAAATAGCAGAGATTTATCAATTTGAAGGATTTACTGTCCCTGAACCAATAGAGGGATCTAGTAAGATAATAGACATAGAAGAAATAATGGAAAACATAAAAAATGTTACACCTGAAGATATGGCTACCGGAGGAATAGCTAGATTAAAAGACGGAGGTATGTTAGACTTTGGTGGTAAAGAAATGGATTTAAGAGGTGGTGGTTTTGTGCCGATAGGCAAAAAAGAGAAAGCAGATGACGTGCCAGCACGATTATCTAAAAACGAATTTGTAATGACTGCTGATGCAGTCAGAGCAGCAGGTGGTGGTAGTGTAAACAAAGGTGCACAACGTATGTATAACTTAATGAACAACTTAGAGGCTAGAGCATAATGGCAGTAGAACAATCACAGGTATTACCGGCACCGGTACTAGAAGGCGCGCTTACAGCCTATACTAAAAAATTAACACCACTTATTGGACAAAAGATAGACACAACAAAATTTGATCCAAAAGTTGCAGCACAAACACAATTACAAAAAGATGCATCAGCTGCAGCAGCAGGATTAGGATCTTTAGTTGGACCACAAGCGTTTCAACAATTTATGTCGCCTTACCAACAGGAGGTGATTGATACTACACTTGCAGAATTTGACAGACAACAAGCAATACAACAAACTGGATTAAGAGATGATGCTGTAAGATTCGGTGCTTTTGGTGGAGCAAGAGCAGGTATACAAGCGACAGAAGCAGCAAACCAAGCAGCGTTAAATAGAGCAGGATTACAGGCACAATTATTAGCATCAGGATTTCAAGATGCAAGAGCTGCAGCAGCAGATGATCTAGCGGCGAGACAAGGTCTTGGCGAGTTCCAACAAGCTATGGGTCAAGCTGATCAATTATTTAATCAAGCACAATTAGATGCACAACAGATTGCTGCAAGAGAGGCACAGTTCGAGCCATTTACAAGATTAGGGCTAGTAGGACAACAACTATCACAAATACAACCGGGAGCATTACCTGTAACAACAGTTGGATATCAACCAAGTGCAGCACCAGCAAGTCCGTTAGCTAGCTTCTTAGGAGGGGCTGCTGGAGCAGGTGGTGTATTAGGTAAATTAGGAATATTTGGATAATGAACACATTTAGAAGACCAATGTTTAGAGGTGGTAAAGTAGATAGTCGTGGAACGGGGATCACTTCTGGGTTATCTTATAACAAAGGCGGCAGAGTGGGTTATCAACCAGGTGGACAGGTTACTGGTGGTGATTTACTTGGAAGAGTAAAAGATTTTTTTACTAAACCAGCTCTTAATCCTGATGGCACACCAGTTCAAGTTCCAAGAAGAAATTTTGCAGAAGATGCATTATTTTTTGCAGGACCTGGTAAATTTTTAAAAGCAGGTGGTGGTGGATTAAATATGATTAGAGCTGGTAGAAATTTTTTAAGAGGCAAACCATCTACAAGCAAAGAATTAATTCCATATGTTGAACCCACTATAGGTCAAACATTTATGAGAAACTTAGGTCAGTTTGGTTCGATTCCGGGTTCAAGTTCTATATTAAACTACATAGCTAGAAATCCTAAGAAAAGTTTAGGAGCACTGGCAGCATTTGGTTTATCAGATTATACAGAGATGTTACCAAGTGGCGAGACAATAGCTAGAACTTTATTACCTGGTAAATTAGAAAGAGCGATACTTGGTGAAGAAGAAGTAGAAAAAAAAGAAGATTTACCAACTATAATAAACAATTTAGCTACCTCTGATATCTTAAATAAAGCAGACAAAGATTTAGAAGATAACAAAGTAGAACCAAAAGACATGGAAGAAAGTATAGACATAGATAAAGAGGTTTTTGCTAAAGCATTAGGTAGAGACAAAGCAAGAGGTCAAGATTTTGCAGACATGTTATTAAGTTATGCTGGTAAAGCTTTGAAGGATGATGCCACTGTTAGATCATCTTTTTCTGAATTCTTTGAAGAAGAAGCTAAAAGACCAAGCAGAGTTAGAAAAATAGATGACAGCGCTGCGGCTCTTGCAATTAATAAATATATTAAAGGTGAAATATCTAGAGCTGAAATGAATAAATTAATAGAATTAAACAGAACTAAAATAAGAGACAATATAGAGATGAATAAAGAGGCCCTAACATTAGACACAGCTTTACAAGCTGCTGTAAAAAATGGAGTGGGCACTAGTAAAAAGAATATTTCTGTAATTCAAAGTGCTATTGAACAGGTATTACCAGAATTTACTTTTGGAGGTCCATTACCTGAAGGAGAAGGAGCTGCAGAAAAAATAAGCGTGGGTGTAATTTACGTAAGAGATAGCACATCTGTAAAAAATGCTAAAGAATTAATTACAATTGATCCATCAACAGGTACACTTAAAATTATTAAAACTATATTCTAGGAGGTCTAAATGGCAATCTCACAACAAGATTACGAAAGACTCTTTGGATCTAATAAAAGTACATCAAAAACAAAAGATGATTATGGATTAGCTACTTCTATATTAGCAGGAGTAGGATCAGGTGTATTTAAAATATTTGAAGGAGCAGCTACATTAGCTGCAACACTAGCAGATCTTGGTGTAGATAAAAATAGAGCAGAGGCAGTTGAAGCATATTTTGATGAGATTAATCCTTTTGATGAGGCTGCGGAATCTACAGCTGCAGGTAAGATCACAGAATTAATTATTAACATTGGTATACCAGGAGGTCTTGCATTTAAGATCGGGTCGGGTTTAACAAAGGCAACATTACAAGCAAAAAAAGCTGGTAAGTATTTAAGTGCTAATGAAAAATTAAGAAGATTTGGTAAGGGAGCCCTAGCAGGTGGCGTAGCAGAAGGAGCATTTGTAGGTGATGTAGAAGAGGCTGGATCATTTGGTGATTTTCTTGGTGGACCAACAGAGATAGAAAGAGATAAAGATGATCCTAAAACAGAATTATTAAATAGATTAAGGTTTGGTGTAGAAGGCACGTTATTTACAGGAGCGATAGGAGCTGCTGGTAAAGGCATATCTAAATTAAGAAATCAAGCTGGCACAGGAAAAGCAGTCGGTGTTACCGGAGATGATTTCTCAGATGCAGCAAACAGATTTATTGATAAATGGATATCTAAACCATTAAGAGCAAGAGGTGGTGCGCCTCAAGAAGCGTTTGATGTAGAAAAAAGATATCAAGGATTGCTTGCAAAAGATACAAACATTGCAGAAAATTCTTTTATTGAAATAGAAAACATAACTAACAGAATATTAAAAACTAACATATTTTCTAAATTAGATGATCCAAAAAGAAAAGAATTATTAAAAAAAATGAATGACATTTTAACTGATAATAATAATTTAAGACCTGATATAGATGCGATTAGTGGTGCTGTTACACTTAAACCAATAAATCTTAAACAAGTGCAAGAATTTACTCAAGATTTAATAACAAATTATAAAGCTGATCCTAAAGATGTAGCTAAATTAGTAGACAATTTTAATGATATTAGAGGAACATGGTCAGAACTATTTACCATGATGGGTGGTAGACTAACAGATGATGCTTTAAAAAACTTTCAAGAAACCATACCTCAAGCAATCAATGATGTTTTAGACAGAGGATATGACGTATTTCAAAAAAATGCAGGGACATTAGATATAGCTAAAAATTATAGACCTAGCAAAAAAGTCATTGATGAAGCAATACAAGATTTTCAAAGTGAAGCAGCAAGAAAAGGTATCACACTACCTGACGATGTAGCAAAATCTATGGTTGATACAGTGTGGAAAAACTCATTTTTAGAAAAGGGTGTAATGTTAAGTTCAAGAACTAAATCAGGTAAGGTTAGATTTAAAGAAATACCTGCATTTTTTGTAAGATCTGAAGCTGATGACATAAATAAAATGGTGGCAAAAGATAAATCTTTTGTAAGAACCTTGGGTGGTAAAAATATGTCAGACCTTACAGGTATTGGACAACAAACTATAAAAAAATTATTAGGTAAAACTGAAAATCCTATGTCTACAATTCTCGAAGGAACTAATGCTTTATCTATACAAGTAAGATTAAATCAATATTTAGATGATCTTGTAAAACAATCAAACAAGTTAAAAGAAAATTATGATAAATGGTTAGCCGGTGGTAAAGTAGGACCAGAACCAAGAGTTCCTTTTCTTGTAAATAATCCTGGAGAAGCAAAAAAATATTTTGGTCCGTTAGCTAAAATTGACGAAGACTATAAAAGTATATCAGCTCCTCAAGGTGGAGATATTAGAACAACAAAATTAGGTAGATTTCAAGATGAAAAAGCAACAATTAAACCTGTAGATAAAATAGAGGAAGCAAGATTAATAGAAGAGGAAGCAATAGATGAAATTGTAAATCCCATTGCTGGTAAATATGCTTTAGCAGACTATGTTGACGCTTTAACGGAACTCAGTAATTTAGGAAAAACAAAAGATCTTCCCGCAACACTATATCAAAATTTAGTATTATATCCTAAAGCCACATCACAAATGGCTAAAACAATTCTTGCACCATTTACTCACGCAAGAAATTTTATTAGTGCAGCAGCCTTCGCTGCTGCAAATGGTTTTGTTCCTTTTGGTCAAACAGATGATGTTAAAAGAGCGTTTGATGCATTACAATTAAAAGGATTTAGAAAAGATAACGAATTTTATCAAGAACTGTTAGAGCTTGGTGTAGTAAACTCACAGGTTCAGGTCAGACAGGTTATGGATCTGTTAGAAGATGTAGAGTTTGGCAAAGTATTAAATCAAGTAGGACCTGATTATAATGCTTTTAATACTTTTATGCGAGGTTTAAAAAGAGTTCAAAAGGGTGCACAAGATGCATACACAGCTGAAGATGATTTTTGGAAAATATTTACATTCTTAGGAGAACAAAGAAAAATAAAAGAAGCTTATAGAGCAAAAGGTCAAGCTTTTGGTGATGATATTATTGAAGTAATTACTGATGCTGAGGGAAGAAAATTTGAAAGAAAAATTGGTAAATTTGATGATGAATTTATAAAAAAACAAGCAGCTAAATTAGTTAAAAATAATGTGCCAAATTATGCATTTGTATCAGAATTTATTAAAGGATTAAGAAAACTACCAGTCGGTAATTTTGTAGCCTTTCCTGCAGAAATAATGAGAACAGGAACAAATATTGTGCAAACTGGTTTAGATGAAATATTTTTTACTGCAAAAATAAATGGTAAAGAAGTTAATCCATTAAGAGCAAGAGGTATACAAAGACTTACAGGTATGGCAGCGACAACAGCTGCATTACCACTTGCAACTGTAACTATGTTTCAAACATTATATGATATTAGTGAAGATGAACTAGAGGCAATGAGAAGATATGTTCCTGAGTGGTCAAAAAATTCTGTGCTTGTACCATTTAGAAATGATGACGGTAAATTTTCATACGTAGATTTTTCTCACTTAAATGCATACGATACTTTAACAAGACCAATACAAACTGTTGTTAACGCAGTTAACTCAGGCAGAACGGATAAAGATGGAATTATGGATGATTTTATTCTTGGACTTATTGAGTCTACAAAAGAAATAGGACAACCATTTATATCAGAATCTATTTGGACAGAAGCATTACAAAATATTGCACCGATACTTGGTAGAGCAGGTAGAACAGCTGATGGTAGAGAAATATATAGTCAAGATCCTGCAATAGATCCTATTGGTAGTAAGATAGCAAAATCAGTTGCTCACCTAGTTGAAGCACAAGCACCATTAAACTGGAGACAGTTAGGTAGAATAGGTTTAGCAATTAGACCCATAGATAGTTTAGGTAGATTTGATCAACGAGGTAACGAATATGAACTAGGAAACGAGTTATTGGGTATCGCTGGTTTACGTAGAGTAACTGTAGATCCTAGTAAATCTTTAAATTATAAAATAACACAATTTAAAGATGGCATAAGAGAAGCAAGAAATATTTTTACAAGAAGAACTTTAAAAGGTGGTGTTGTAACACCCGAAGAAGTTGTGGACGCTTATATAGATTCAAACAGAGCTTTATATGAAATAAATAGAAGAATGTATTTAGACTTAGAAGCAGCTAAAACACTAGGTATGGCTACAGATGCTATTTCAGATAACATGGCGAATAGAGGAGAGCGAAAAGCTTTTGGATTTTTTGAAGAAGGATTATTTAGACCATACTCTGTATCAAGAGATGTTGCTGAATTATTTGATATTAGATCGGCACAAATAGGAGCGCCTAATCCTTTTGATGCAGCAATTGATGTAATAGATAGAATAAGAGATGTTTTAGCAGAAACATCTTTAGATGGAGATGTATTTCCTAATCTTGAAAACCCTTTTAGAAAATTACCAATACCAACACTTGGCCCAGCAGCAGCTACGCCAGGTTTACCTAACTTACCAAACCCGGCACTTGTAAACAATGCCCAGTTTGGTAATATAGATCCAGTAACTGGATTGACTTTATCAGAACAAGTTTATTTAGATCCTACTGAAAAAGCAATTCGAAGAACACAAAGAAGATTAACATAATGGCTATGCAACCAAAAAATACTAGAGAACACATTTTATCTTTGTACGGACACATATCAGGTGTCAAAAAGAATTTAAAACATGTACACGAAGACGTCGAGAAATTGGGCGGCAAGATAGATAAAGTCTATTGGGTTCTCTTAGCAGCAGCGGGATCTGCTGTACTCTTCGCATTAGGGATAATATTTAAATAATGGAACTTACACGTAACTTCACTCTTTCAGAGTTAACCAAATCAGATACTGCAATACGTAAAGGTATTAATAATAATCCTAATGCAGAGCAGATAGAAAAACTAAAAACATTGTGTGAAAATATTTTGCAGCCGGTCCGGGATCACTTTGGCAGGGTCAAGGTGACGAGCGGATTTCGTAGCAGTGAGTTGTGTGTGGCCATCGGCAGCTCTGTAAATTCACAGCACGCCAAGGCAGAGGCGGCAGACTTCGAAGTAATTGGCACAGATAACGCTGAACTTTTTGATTGGATAAAAGCAAACCTCACACCAGATCAGCTCATTCTTGAGTTCTACACTCCAGGTGAACCTAACAGCGGATGGATTCACTGCAGCTGGGTAGCAGATCAACCAAGAGCGTCATTCTTACATGCATACAGATCTGAAGGTAAAACAAAATACAAACCAATATTAGGCTCAGCTAAAGATATAATTTAACGACAGATACAACCAAAAAAATATCCACTACCATCATTCATAACGTGTCGATTAATAAACTCGTGGTATGTGGTTAATTTTAATCTTAATATATCACAAAGATCAAAACAATTTACTTCAGTATGCAAAGCAAGATCAGATAGCATAGCTTTAGTTACAGGAACTAAACTGTAAATGCCATCATTTAAAATAATTAATTCCATTAAAACAACACAGGTTCTAATACAAAATCAAAAGATAATATTCTTTTTTTAAATTTAATTGGGTTAGGTGTAGTATAGTGCATCAAAAATTGTGGCACTATCATTATATCTCCCTCATTTACAGGTGGTGTATATAGAACACTTTTATCTTCTTGGTTATTCCAAGGCTGTATGTACGTAGTTTTTGGTGAGTCTGATTTCATATCTAAATAAAGTATACCAGAGTAACCAGTTGAGCTATGATTATGTGGCACGTGATAATCACCTTTGTGATAAACCACAGACCAAACTCTTTGCAATAAAATTTTAGAATTAAATTTTGCTCTAATTAAACTAAACTCATCTTTAAATATTTCTCTAAATTCTGTATTAATACTACATTTATTTCTATTGCTACCAAAATTAGCTTGGGGCATTTCAGGATACCGTTCTAATGCTTTTTCTAATTTTTTCTTTTTACTTTTAAAATTAATGCATTTAATTTTAAAAAATTCTATTTTAAATACAGGCTCTATTTGGTATTCTATATCCATTCTCTTAACTCCTCACCCATAATTTCTGTTGCTATATTTATCTTTTTACGTAAAGCTTTTACTATCTTTTCATCTATAGTTTTTGGTGCTATAAGATCTATGTATGTTACCGCCTTCTTTTGTCCTATTCTATGGGCTCTGTCTTCTGACTGTAGTCTTTTTTCTAAGTCATATCCATTAGAATAATAAACTATGTTATTTGCAGCTGTGAGTGTGATACCATAACCACCAGTCTGTGGATTACCTACAAAGAATCTTACAGGTGAGTCCGGGTCCTGAAATTTTTCTATATTCTTTTGTCTTTGTTCTGCAGCTATTGCACCATAATATTGCACTATCGTATCATCACCATATTTTAAACCGATAGCTTTTACTATTCTGTTGATATCATAAACATAGTTAGCCCAAATAATTACCTTACCCTCCACCTCTTCCAATAATTCTAGCAATGAAGATATACGATTGTTTTTTATCTCTGTGATTGTGTCATCATCATTCTTTAGATGCCCACATGTGATCTGATGCAGACGCATTATCTGAGTTAATACGTGAGGTGCGGTTGCCATCTTGCCGTTTAGTTGAGCGAGGGCCGCGGATTTCATAGTGAGATACGTGCTTCTCTGCTCATCAGTTAGATCAACTTCTCTTTTAATATAGATCTTATCTGGTAAATCTAAACAATCTTCTTTCAATACTCTATAAGAAAAAGGTTTTAGTTTATCAGATAACTCACCGAGTCTTTTATAACCTTTTGGTATTTGAACTCTACGTCCACCAAAGTTTCTTTCTACCATAACCGCATATCTATTTCTAAAAGCATAATAACTATCAAAGCCAAGAAGATATCCATCTAGAAAACCACATTGTGTATAAAGATCTAATGGTGATTTGGTTACAGGTGAGCCGGTTAGGATTCTCCTATACAAAGCAACCTTACCAAGATTTAAAATGGCTTTTGTTCTTTTTGCACTTGGAGTTTTTATAGTCGTAGACTCATCAACTGCCATTAATGAATTGTGGCAATTAAGAAAAGATGTGGCAAATTCTAGACCTTTTTTTGTCGAGAATGCTTCTACATTCATTATAAGGATGTGAAGGTCTAAATCTATTTTAAACAATTGCTGATACTCTTTATCCTTTGCTTTGGATGTAGTCGCAGTCCATAATACCGTTTTGTTTTCTATATGGCCAGGTAAATGATTTGGTATTTCTTGAGAATACCAGTTTCTATAAACACCCTTTGGTGCTATAATAAGCGCCGCATTTATTCTGCCTTTATCATAAAGCATGGCAATATTATCTACCAATACTTTTGATTTACCAGTACCCATCTCCATAAAGTATGCATACTCTTTTTTATCCCACGATTTTTCTAAGGCG